GTATATGCATCTAATCCTGATGGTTTAATACAATAATAAGTTATTGATTGTCCTATAGTTGTTTCTTCTGCAGCAGATTCAACTAATCGTAGTACACCTGAGCCATTATTTTCATAAATTGCGTCAGGAGTTAAATAAATCAATGAAGCTGTACTTCCATCAGCTTCCTGTAATACAGGAGTTGTATTGTTATAGCTCATTCTTTCAGTTACTTGTAGCCAATTAGTAGCTTCTCCCGATGTGGTTCCAGGATTGGTAGTACCATTTCCTGTTAAAAAATCAGCTACTTCTGTTAAATTATCAGCTTTATACCCAACGTTATATGTACCTTTGCCAGAAGAACTATAATAGTTGTAAACTAAGATGTTACTATCATCGAATTTAGACATATCCGAATAATAAATACCATTTTCAGTACTGCCACTATTTCCATTAATTGTAGCTAATGAAGTATGTGTGTAACTAATATAACTAAATTGAAATGCCGCTTCATTATCATCACTTGATGTAAGAATGTTATTCTGTGGTTTATCATCGCCTGCTGGAGAATTATTATAAATTCCTTGAGTAACAGCTTGAGAGGGGTATAAGTTTTCAAACATTTGAAATAAATATCCCATTCCAGCTTGAGATGTATCCCACATTCGTACACCAAAATTTACGTAAATGTTATCTATATCTCCTAAGTTATTAGCTACTCCTGGGTCAGTTAAAATAGTATCTAGAACGTCTTCCGCATTTAGATGTATTATTTTTAATATATGTTCTACTGCTGCTTGTTTAGTTGCTCCAAATGTAGTGTAGTTAGAATTACTTATTCTTAACGGAACGGCAGGAAGAGTTTCCAGAGTAGAGCCATCTATATCAATAGGATCTTCTATTGTATCTAGAGTAGTATATGTACCAGACCCCGCTTGATAGATAAATATGTAAATCCTAGCAGGATCTACATCTCTAAAATAGGTTACAACATAATGAACTTGTGTAGGTTTAGCTGGAACGGTGTATGAAAGAGTCATTGTTACACCCGCTGCATTATACACCTCAACAGTATAGTCGTTTGTACCTGAATTATACGCAATAGTGGTGAAATTAACCTGCCATCTCTCATCAACTAATACATCATCTGATGTAGCTACTTCACTAGTTATATCTATTTGAAAATGATTTAATGATGGCGTGACATTAACAGTATCCGTAGCAGGAGTAATAGGAGTGGTGTTAATTTCTCGATATTCCGTGCCTAATAGATTAAGTCCTACATTGTAGTCTTTGTTATCTTGTAACCAAGATTGAACCCAGTCTTTTTTAGATAACGCTCTTAAATAAGCATGTTCAATAGTACACGGAACACCATTAATTGCATTTAATACATCAGTTACTTCATCGTAATCTACAGTTAAAATGTATGATTCTACTGTTGGAAAACTTTCAAAGTAGCTCCCATTATCAATGTAATCCATAAATTCTTTAACGTTTCCTTTAAGGCTACGAAACGCAAGATGATAAATTAGACTACTAACTAGGTCTTTATCTGCTAGGATACTTTGAAGAATAGTGGATGCGGTGGGATTTTTCTTATCTACATCATCAAATAGAGGGATATTTTGAACTTCGTAATACTCAATTACTTGGGTAGAACCGCCATCCCACCCAAGTAATACCATAATGAGCTGTACAACCATTTCAACTACTTGTACAACCATTTCTACTATAGCGACAATAACGTCAACTATTGCTGTAAAAACACTAGCAATAAACCCCATTGCTATTACCCTGTCGGTTCTGCGTTAGTTATCTGTGTATTGATATTACCTGTTCCAGTTGTATTAAGAGCAATTACACCTGTAGAAGCAACACCAGCGGTTGAAACATTTACACTCCAAGCATCTAACAGAGTTTTAAGATATTTCTGATCAGCATTCCATTTAAAGCCTTTTGCCTGTTCAGTAGATAAATTATTAGCTCTACCAGCCACACTAGTAGTTGTAGGAGCTACTTTTGTAGATTGCTCAGTCTGAGCAAATTCAGTAATTTCTTTTTGTAATAACAAAGATTCTTCTGCATTACCTTTTTGCATTCCTACAACATATGCTACTGCTTGTTGAACAGCTGCTTGCATTGCTGTTAGGTATACTGTTGCGTAATCACTGCCAGTAATACGGCCTAAATTAAATTGTGCAGCCATATGTGCATTCACGGTTTCCATTAAATCATCGAATACACCTGTCCCTGTTACTACATTACTACCATCTGTAGCAACACCAGCAGTTAGATCCGCAATAGTGATAGCCATTAATTATCTCCTGAATGGAATGCTGGGTTAGCTGCTTGAGCTGCAGCTAGCCTTTCTAATTCTTCTTTAGTCAAAGGATCTAAAACTCGTATATTAAATTTTTGCGTAATATAAGGCTCTAGGACTTTTTCGCCATTAGGACGAGTAACAGTTTTAAATTTCTGCATTTCGGCATTTTTTATTTGATTATAAATAATATTAGGAACATGCCAACCTTCTTCATTATTAAAAGGAACAAATTTCTTAATCATTCGTCCTTTGTTAAGTCCAGAAGATCCTACTGTAAAAATAAGGCCAGGATAACTACTCATAAGTGGGTCATTAGGAGTAACCACAATACGCACAAGTTTCATAGCTTCTTGTACACCTGTTGGAGTTAGTGCTTTTGTAGCAGCTGCTATAGCTGCATCACTAGCATCTGGTAGTCCGCCCTTATAAGGTCTATTTTCTACAGCTACAGGAAGATCCTGTATCATTGCTTCAGGAGTATTTCGTGCGTCTTGAACCAATTCAGCCAATTTAGCTTGACCTGTTTTATGATGAAATTGGACTCCATATTCTTTTAACTCTTGCTTGAGTTCGTCATGAGTCATTTGATCAATTGGTGTTAACTTTACATCTTCCATATTTCCTCCTATTTTAATAATCTATCTTTAACATCTTGAGGTAAACTATCCCATCTTTTGTCTTTCTTTCTATTTTTATACACATCTCTATACTTTGCTAACTGTGCTTCACTAAAACCACCTTTTCCCTTTTTAGCTGCTGTTGTCGCTTTAGCTTTAGGTTTAGCTTTAGCTGGTGTACTACCTGCTTTAGTCTTATATGTAAACCAGTTTGGATTAGATTTTCTAACTTTATCTAAACCTGTTTTACCACCGCCTGCTGCTTTAATTGCTTTCATTGCTTGTGATTTAAATGCATTAGCTACTACCCATACTGGCATAACTGTACTCCTTTAAAATGATAAGTCGTCTTTACGTTTTTTAGTAGGCGGTTTTTTGCCTATAAGTGCTTTCTTACTGGGTATTCGTTGCCCTGGATTTTTATAAGCAAATTCTTCTGAAGCTAAATCATGCTCCCAATCTTTATGCTTTTTTGCTTTATTTCGAGCTACTCTAGTTTTCTTACTAGCTTTTTTCTTAGTATAACTACGACTTTTCTTTTTAATTAGATGCTTAGCTGCTTTACCTACAACAGACATAGTTTAATTCCTTATGTAAAATCCCTCCCTTCCCATACCCTTGCGGGTATGGAAAGGTCGGAATATTAACCCATATTATCAAACCGCTGCTAGAGCAGTCCAAATAATACCTAGTCGTTCTGGTCGAAGTGCCATAAATCCATAATACCATTTGATAGAGTAGAACCCTACTTCACCATATGGATCATCCAAAGAAGCTATTTCTTTACCAGGCTTCTTATGGTTAATGGAAAATTTAACACTTTTGCCATCAGTTTGAAAACCGATAGTAGTGAAAGCACCATCACCAACAACTAGCATTGGATAAATGTCTGCACCATTATCACCAGTACCTGCTGTATCAGCAGCAGAAGCACCACCGTTTTCAGTAAACTGCATTTCTGGAACAACAACAATTCTAAATTGATCAACAGATCCAATCTCACCATTCATGATATTGCTAGCATCTGCATATTTCTCAACAGAGACAAATGCAGCTGCACTATGCAAGTCAGTCATAGCTCTTAGAACTGGAATCAATTCAGAACCTACATACATAACACGACCACCATTAACAGTTTTCGTATCAATCATACGAGAACCACTAATAATCTTTGTTTGCTTAGGAGTTTTATTATCATCCAAAGCAATAGAAAGATTCATGAGATCCGTGTAAGTAACAACTTCATCAACATCCAATTTACTACCCGTTGTTACGGCAGCAGCAGCTGAACAGTAATAAGCTGTACCATTAGCAGTTGCGTTAGTAATAAGATCTGCCTGAAGCTCTGCTTCAGTCAATTCATTAGCACCAACAAGAGCTTCCTCAGTAATATGCATTAGCAATTCTGAATCAGAATCGAAATCCATTGATTCTTGAGTGTACTCAGTGAAGAAACCACGTTTAAGTAATTCGCCCTCAATTTGAGTACGAGTAAAACCAACACGGTTAACTCGACCACCGTTTTCACGGAGAGTCGGGATTTTAGATTTAATTGTACCAGTGTCTTTAGACGACCCGTACAAATTTTGATCATTCAATCCAATTTCACCACCAGCACCAGCAGCTGTAACAGCGGCTGCTCTATTAGCAGCATCATCGTCTTGAAGAACACCCGCAGAATTCCATGCAGAGTAAGTACCAACTGTAAGAGCTGTACCTGCTGCATCGAGTCCTTGGTCACCTGTATTCAAAACATCAAGCAATGGAACATATACATCTTGCTTGATTTTTTTGCCCATGTGTTTCGGCATAGCTCGTACATCTGCCAATGGCATAAAATACTGTCTATCCCTAACACTAATAAGGGCTTTCTTAAAATAGTAATCAGTACGGGCTTGTGCGCCTATATCTGATGCACTTCCGCCAGCAGTACTGGTCGGAGCATTATACATATTTTCGTTAGCCATAATATTGTCCTAGTTTAATAATGATAACTACCGTACAGCATACTTCTTCATAAACTCTTCATCTGAAAGACCTAAAAAGTCTTCATTAGAAGGAGATTTTTTGATAGTAGTTTGCTTTACGGGGGCTACTGCTTTTCGTTTTTTATTACGATCTTCAGTAGCTTTCTCGTCAGATTTACTTGATACTTTTGATGCACTAGGAGCTTCAGATGGCTGATCTTTAAACATTTTATTTTTATGCATAAATTCAGCAGTTTGTCTATATGCTTCAACATCAGGAATGTTACCTAATTTGCCTAACGCTCTATCTTGTTGAAGCTGTGCATTAACTTGATCATAAACACCGTTTGTAATATGAGCATTAAGAATTGTAATGATCTCAGGCTGGTCAGAAATAACACCTCTACTTTCCATATCCCAGGTCTTAGTCATAACCTCAATAGTCTTATTAAACGTAGGAGTTTCTTTGATCTCATCTAAAATACGATCCAAATTATATTCTTTATCTGTAATAGAATAATTAGTTGGTTCGTAATCCGTAGGTGCATCTTTGTCAATCTCTAAAGGATCTAAGTCACTTTCTTTAATCAGCGTGGCGATAGCTTTAGGATCTTTTTTAGCTAAATCAATTAAGTTATTTAACTTTGCTTCATCAAGAAGTTCGTTATTCTCCAACATTTTAATTATCTTTAGATTAGGCTTTAACTGTCCCAGTTTCTTTTGATAATTAGCACCCATTTGCATTAAACGAATAATGTCTTCTGGCTTCTTGACTTGCATATCTACGCCATTGGCTTTGAAAGGCTTAGTTACCTTTTCAAAAGCACTTTTGTAATCAAACTCAGTAGTTTCTTGGGTATCCCCTTCTGTGTCAGTTGAGTCATTCTCACTAGTATCAAGAGATTCTGTAGTGTCACCATCTTTAAAAGGTTCGTGCTCCCGTGAGGTATCCCCCTCGGGTTGGCTTACTTCTTCGTCAATAGTTTCAACTTCAGTTTGCTCCTGTGCTTCACTATCCTCTGTTACATTAGTATCAGAGGCTGCTTCAGTTTCATCAGTTTGATCTGATGATTCTTCGTTAACTGGTTTATCTATATCTAATTTTTGTTCAGCTGATAGGTCTTCTGTAACTTCATCAGATAAAAATTCAGCTGGATTTTTTTCTAGAAATTCTTGATCTGATAAGCCTAAAGAAGTTTCTGTCATTTAAGTACCTCTTCTCTTAAAATTTCTTCACGAGTTTGTTCATGTTCTCCAATTGCTTGATCCATTTCTGCTCCACGTCTCATAACGGATTCCAACCAATTAGATAAGGCTCCTATGCCATATTGCATATTATCAATTATTAGTTTTTGTTCTGACGTCATATTAGAACTTTTTGCCATAACTAGCCTAGCAGCTTCTTCTTTAAAGTAACCTTCTTCAATAACATCTTTAAATTCTTTTGTAGCCATTAATTTAACAGCACTATCCCTTAATTTACGAATACTTGTAGCCATTTCTATTTGAATTTCAACTTGCTGTAAGTCTGTAGACATAAAATTCCTTATAAATTAATTAATATAAACAACTGTTTATTGTCTATTTACAGTATCGAAGGCTGCTTTGTCAAGGTTAGCCATTCTATCAAAGTCTTTAGATTCCATTTCTCTATCATGTTTAGCGTCTTCAAAATCCATATCTCGTGCTTCTTTAACGCCAGATTCTCTTTCAACAAAGTCAAGGTCTGATAAATCTGCACCACTTTGCATTTGTCGTGCTTTAGCCAATTCTGTTTCAGTTTTAGCAGATTTAAGTTTGACGTCAACTTGATTTTCCTGACCTTTAGCAGTTTCATTTTGAACTTGTGCTTGTAGTAATGCTAATTCTAATTGCTGTTTTTGTTCGACTAAAGGATTAGGCTGAGGTTTGTATTCAGAAATGCGTTTAGATAAATCAGGCATTTTACGTAATTTTGCAATATCAGCTAAAATCATTTGACTCATTTCCCCAGGCATTGTATTACCCATGGTTTGTAGCATAAATGCTAACTCACTACCTTTTTGTTCATCAGCTTCAGCAGTAGAAATATTGAGTTTAATATCATACTTTCCGCCTAAATCATTTCTATTAATTGCAACGAACTTTTCATTAGTAATTCTAATCATTTCTTCATCTTCTAAAAATTCTGCATTCATAGAAATTACTTTACGTCCAATTTGATTTAGCCCATTAGAAAGTCTACGTAAAATTCCTAATTCTCTTTTAGATGTAGCATCAAGAGCTGATCTAATTCCTGTAGCCGTAACTCCTAATGCTTGACCACTGATACCTTGCGTAAATGCTTTGACGCCAGTTAATGCTTCAGCATCATTGTTTTGCATATTTAGTATTTCTAATGCTGATCTAGGAATTTCTGGATAAACTTCCATATGAAATGCCTGACGTGGATCTACATTAGCATTAAATTTATAGTCATCTCCTCGCTCAAATTTACGAGCATTAGTTACATCTAAAGCATCTTTTCTAATTCCTTGTTGACCATTAGCACTACGGCCGATAATATCAATCATACCTCTAGTAACAGCTCCTACTATTTTTTGATTATCTTCAATTAGAGCTGCATCAGGTTCTCCATAAATATTCTTACGTCTAGGTAAGTACTGAACTAATATAAACGGTAGTTTTTTATCTGGATAAGGATTTTCTTCCATTCTAATAAATGTACTACCTACCCACGTTGCCACAAAAGGCTTAACCTCTCCTGTATCATCAATATCCCAAAATCCCCAATATTCATAAGCAATAACTTTTTTACGTGCTTTATCTTTAAATGTAAAAGCAGTATCATCTGAATTAACTTCATGATCTGGTTCAGCTAATACAGAACCACTTTCAAAATTAATATCATCTAGATTAGTGTATCTACCATCTTTTTTAAGTTCAGACAAAGACGTTTCAAAACTATAAACAGCAAAATTAGCTTTTTCTATATCTCCTTCACAAGTAGGATCTAAAACTATATTGTTATAATCACAAACAGTTAATACTGGTTGATTTTTAATAGTAATTGTTTTAGTTTTTTTCTTCTGTCCTACTTTAACGGGTTGCATTGCAGGTTGACCAGTTTGAGGATCCATAGCTGGTTGCCCAGTATTAGGATCAACTACAGGTTGGGGTTCCATTACATCTTCCCAAACTGTACGTTTATCCTCTTCAAATTCCCATCCAATACGTACAATTACAGTACCTTCATCAACTGCCGTTCTAACATATTCATCAATAAAAGCTACTTTATCCATACGACAGTTAAGTTGGTAATTTAATAACATGCCATTTTGAACTGCTGATTCTTTATCTTCAAATGTTTGGGGAGAAGTGTTAAATAGATCGTCAGTAGATAAAAAAGGTTCTGATAAGGCCGCATAGCGCCATTCTGCTTGTTTGCGAGCTAATTTCGGTACGAGTTTGGAGCGGCCTTGCTTAGTATTAATAGATTGCTCGCCATTTAAAACTTTTAGCCAGTTATCTACTTCTTGGGTATGAACATCATGAGCTACGTGAGCTGCCTCATGATCCGCTTTAAGATCAGCAAGACTAGGAGGATTTTCCCAATCAACTAAAGTAGATGCATCAGTTTCTATAGTCTCATTTGTTGGGTCATTTTCACTCATGTATTACTCCCAGCTTTTTCTTGTTGTTTATCATATTCACTGTATTGCTTTTTAAGATAATTATCAACTTTATATATTTTACGTCCTTCTATAGTATCATAGTATGTTGTGTAATTAGCAAACATAGAATTAGATAAACCTATAGGTATAGATGCATATATATCATCTGCTTGTACTACTTCCGATACAAAGTACTTCCATACTGTAACAAATTGTAATTTAGCATCCATATTATCTGAAATTAACACTCCAGCTATCATATATCCGTTTAGTTTTCTATCAAATCTATAGAATAAAGCTGCTTCTCCTTCTTGTATTAAACTAACGTGTGTAAATATCATATAATCTCCACTATTACAGATGAATAGACATTTCCCATTCCTGCTCCTAAACTAAGAAATACACCTGATTCTTCTTGTATGGCTATAGCTGTTTCAATTGCAGTAGAAACTCCCATAGTATGACCAATACGTAATTTATAATTAATAGTTTTAATATTTCCAAACTTTTTCTTAATTAATACATCTTCTATCTCATTATCTTCAGAAAAAGTGCTATGAGTCTTAATAAAATCAATATTATCCGTGTTAACTCTATCCATAACTTTCTCGTATCCTATACCAGTACATGAGATCCCTAATGGTGACGTATGGTATTCAGCTGCTATATGTATATCTTTAATTTTAGCTAGTAAATCATTGTTTGTATTGCGATTACATGATTCACTTTCGAATACTGAAATATTACATCCTTGTCCTAAATGAAATTTAGTAATTCCTGGTGTATCTTCTTCATCGACTAGTTTACTTAATTTATGTTCTCCAAATACATGTAAATACTCTTCTGAAAGCCCATTATCGACTGAAACAACTACAACTGCATCAAGACGTCCTGTATGTAACATATTATAGGCATTATACCAGGCAGAATGCCCACTAATGCAACTGACACTATCTGTTGCTATATAGTCAAAAGACCCCAATTGACTAGCTAAATACCCTGTGTATACTTGAGTGACGGCCATTGGAACTACTTTATAAGCTGGATATTGAGGTGTTTTAGGTACAATTGAGGTATATCCAGTCCAAGAAGCACTACCAGAAGCTAAGATTAGTCCTACTCTTCGTGTAGGAACAGCTAATAATTCAGTAATAAATGCATGTGTTCCCGAATTAGCTCCATATTGCCCTTTAAGAACATAATTAACTAGTTCTCCTGTTATTAGCTTAATGCCATTTTTAACAACTAAACCCCCACCTTTCCCAATTTGATGTGCATATTGAGGATATGGAATATGATCTAGTAATGTTAACTCTTCAGAATATACCGAATTAGTATGAGTTAGAAACATTCAATTAGGTCGATCCTTATTATCAAAACAGTGTTTACTATATTCTTTAGCTTGGCTATAAGAAAAAGTACGGGTAGATTCTTTAGTTACAAAATTTTTTAATGTTTGAATACTAAAATTTGGTTGATCAGACAGTTGTTGAAATGTTTTTTCTTCAATACCAAAAAATTCACAAATCCATATAAAAAACATCATAGTACTTAAACTATCTAGATCTCGTACATTAAAACTATCTTCCATATTTG